AAAGAATATAATGATTTGATTAAATACTGTTCTGAAGTTTCATATTTTTTGAACCACCCGAACAAGAACGGGGAGACATGGCAAGAAGTAATGACATCAGTATTAACAGACTGCCTAGTGTTTGATTCTGGTGTTTTAGAATTGGTTTATGATTCAAAACAAAATTTAAAGGAACTGGTTCCGTTGCGTGGCTCTACCATCTACCCTGTGACAAACGAGCATGGAAAACTTTTGCATTATGTGCAGAATATATACGAAGAAGGCAATTACTATGGGCTTACACAGGCAGTGGGAGAGGTTGGTTCTGAGGCTCCAAAATTTAAACCGAAACAAATATTGGTTTTATCTTGCTTCAAGAACACTAGTAGCCCAGCAGGAAATCCCATAATCGAAACTCTTGTGAATGAAATAATTGCAATACTAAGGGCTACTGAGCATGCAATGCTTACACTCGATGCTGATGAAATTCCACCCGGAATATTGGTTCTGGCTGGCATTGCTGGACGTGCAGCTGAACAAGCCAAAGCTGACTTAGAGGTTCTAAAAGGACAAGACCATAAGATAAGAGTAATGACTACACCTGACCCGGCAGGGATGGGGGCACAATGGTTGGAGTTAAAACGAACACCGAAAGATTTATCCATGAGAGAAATTATAGACGATATACGGAGAGCCATATATAGAGGCTTTGGGGTAATGCCTATTGAAATGGGAATGGAGAGTGGAATGCCCAGAGCAACAGCAACAGTGCAAATGGATGTTGCTTCATCTCATTTGGTTACACCTATTTTAGAATTGTTGCAAGCGAGAATAAATCTACAAATTATTCCAGCTATTATAAAAAATAAGGAAATAGTAAATCTTATTGAATTTAAGTTTGATAGGGATGCAAGGCTGACACCTACTGAACAAAAATCATTAGCGGATACACACTCCTTATATATTACTCATGGAATACTCACACGAAACGAAGTGCGAGAAAGCCTAGGGTTAGGCCCAATTAAAGGTGGTGACCTTGCAACAATTGAATCACCTCTTGGCCCGGTTGGTGTTCAAACATTATTGTATAAAGATGCTATGTCGGAAAATCTGCAAGAAAAAGAGGACCCAGAGGAAGCCGAAGAAATAGAAAAAGAGGAAGCCGAAGTATACCAAGATTATGAAGATAAAGAAGGAGAATAGTGGTGTCTAAAGAATCTATATTTGGTATTTATGGAAAACCTTCGAGGGCGGCAACCAGCATTAGAAAGGCTTTAAAAGGAAAAATGCCAGAAAAATATAAGTTTACTTATCCTAAAGTTCCCTACCCCGACGATGATGAAACATTGCGTGAGCTAAACGAGTTGGTGGAACTTTCCAAAACTGAAAGAGTACAGCACATAGCGTTCATTGAAATGGCAGATGAGAATTTGCTGGATTGCTTTACGTTTTTCTTAGAAGAAAATGATTTGGAATATACACCCGATATGGGTAAAAGTATAGGCAAAATACTTGCTGAATCTAGTATTCTTATTATAAAATTGAAATATTGGTATAATAGGCCAAGACCATATCAGGTTGCAGAAATAGCAGATATCGATTTTGAACCACTAGATTCGGAAACAGCTAAGACACCTTCTTACCCAAGCGGCCATGTCGTTCAATCAAAACTAATAGCAGAATTTCTTTCTGAAGTTTATCCACAATATATAGATGAGTTTTATGCATTAGCAGATAAAATATCTTATTCTAGAATGTGGGGAGGGTTCCATTTTAAATCGGATATATTGTTCGGTGAAAAAATATTTGATATAATCAAATCCAATATAAAGGATGACAATATGAATAAAAGAGATGATTTCGTTTGTATTTCAACTACAGAATTATCTAGTGGCAATAAAGAATACAAAATGAAGGGGAAAGCAAGAACCTGGTTTATGATGGACAATATGCAATTGCAAGAGAATGAGAATACCTTGGACGAAGTAAAAACATATTCTGTATCAGGTATTGCTAGCTCTACCTCTGTAGACACATATGGAACCGAAATGTCCATCGAAGCTTTGCGGTCCATGTCTCGTCAATTTAATCGAGGGTTGCCTGTTTTGCCAAGACATAGCTCTACATTGTCTGCTGGAATTGCTGAATGGGATGAAGTAATAGGCAGAACGTTTGAAGCGGAAATAAAAAGAACAAAGGTTGTAAATCCTAAAAACGAACAGGAGAATCAATTTTCTCTGTTTGTAAGAAGCGAACTCTATTCAGATGACCCGAAAGCCAAAGATTTAATTAAGAGAATGAACCGAGGGGAACCAATTGGACAGAGCATTGGCGGTTGGTTTGAAAACATACGGGTTATGGAGAATGAAGAAGGGGAAATACAAAGAGTTATTGTTGATGATGTTGTCCTTGACCATGTTGCTATTACAAGAGCACCATCTAATCCTGACAGCACATCATTAATGATGATGTCAATTAGAACTTCTATTGACAAATTCCATAAAGATAATATAGAATGTCGTAGTGAAAAACATACTCCACAACGGGAGAGAGACATGACTGCAACTTTAGATAGATTTGAAGACGAAGACGAAGAAGAAAAAGAAAAACATGAAGAAGGTGCAGTTAAAGATGACGAGGAACATGTAGAAGATTTGGAGATTGATGAGGCCGAAGACGAAGACGACGACGAAAAAAGTCGCATGAAAAAAGAAATGGCCATGCTAAAAGAAGAGAATGATAGGATGAAAAAAGAGCTTGAAAAAGCTGACTCAAAAGAAGATTTAGCTGATGAAGCCGATGAAGAAGATTTAGTGCCAGATAGCGAGAAAGCTAGAATCGCGGAACGAAAAGCCATACCTTATCATGAATTATCAAAAGCCCCTGTTGATGAAAAGTGGTCATTTACCACCGTAGATGGGGATAAAGTACTTGGACCAGACGATGATTGGGGTAAGTATAAAAAGGCTCATTTGTGGTATGACGAAAAACGTGCTGATACCAAAGGTGGCTATAAATTACCGATTGCGAAGCTTTATAACGGAAAGTTAAGTGTTTTTTTCCGAGGGGTGGTAGCTGCAATGGCTGCAATCAACGGAGCAAGGGGTGGTGTTGATATACCTGATTCTGATAGGAGAAGCGTGTATACTGCACTGAAAAAGTATTATAAACAGTTTGGGGAAACTGCACCAGATTTAAGATCTGAATGTTCATCTGGAAAAACTATTACGCAAAATATGGATAAACAATTTGACAATAGTGTGCAATCTTTGAATTATAATGATAGGGATAATGAAAATATTACTAGTAATATCATGGAGAACCCAATGACTGAAAATGATCTTCAAAAATTAGCTGAACTTATTTCTACTTCAGTTCGTACCGCAACTACTCATGCTTCAACACCAGAAGTTCCTGTTAAAACAGAAGTAGAAAGATTGAAAGAAAGATTGGAACGAACAGAAAATATGTTGAATAGGTACCTAGAAGAACCAAAGCGTTCTGGTGTTCACCATTTGCAAATTCGTGCAGGGTTTGGTGCTAAGAATGAATTCAGCGAAATCATTGAGCGTTCTCGAAAAGCTGGAGCGGTAAGCCTCAGCAAGATTGTTGAAAGAAATGTTGATGCACTTTCTGAAGAAGGTGGTCCAGCAAAATTGTCTGTTGGTCAGGTACGAGACTTATTAATGAAGGGGCTTCGTGCTGCCCAAGTTGATGGGCTTATTTAATATTTAATCATTGATGGAGTGAAAATGTATAATACACCTAATTGGATGGGAAGCGATGAATCAACTCGGCAGCGGTTTCAACGTGCAACTGAATTAAACGTTTCTGGGGCTGGTAGCGAGCTTCTGCAAACTTTCATTAACCGCACAGTGCAAATGCTTACTCTTAGAGAGTTTGGGTTGCAAGCTGTTCTTCCTCGCAGACCCGGTCAAGGCAATGCGGAATATATCAACCGTAGAACCGCAGGTACTACGGGTGGTGAATGGGTTACTGATACTGACTCTGCAACTGAAGAAGCTGGTGCATATGCACAAACTTCTTTCATATATAGAACACTTTTAACTCGCGGAAAAATAACCCGTAAGCTTCAAGCTACTGGTCGTTCTTATGCAGATATTCTTGGGCTAGAGATGGCTGCAAAAGCAGAATATTTTGCAAACCAGCTTGAACGTGGACTTATGTCGTCCAATACATTTAGTGTTGAAGCAAATGCGCCAAACGGATTTCTTACGCTTATTCAAGGTTTAGGTGCTGCTGACCTTGATCAAACAGTTACAAATGGTGCTATTGATGCCGTTAATCTTGAGAAATTGGATCAAGCCATTGACCTCGTTAAAGGTTCTGCTTCTCGAAGTGAACTTGTAATTGTTGGTTCTTTTGCAGGTATGCGACAATTGGGTGCTGTACTTCAAACCTACCAACGGTGGAATGATGTTACTGAGATTGCTGCTGGTTTTCGTGTTCGGACCTATGACGGAATTCCAATGATTATATCAACTCAGATGTCAAACACATTGCAAACTGCTGCAACGGGTCTCATTACAGGCAATGCTGGAGCGGAAACAGCACTCATGGTTCTTAACACTCGTTATTGCTATATGTCAGAGCTTACACCTACTACGGTCATGCCTCTTGCTCGTTCCAGCTCTCAGTATGACCAATTCGATATGTTCTGGGATGGTGCTCCTGTACTATCCAATACCTTGGGTGCATCTTTGTATGTCGGTATTACAACCTAATCGATTTGTATTTTGAGAGTCTTAGAAGGGGTGGGTGTAATGCTCACCCTTTTTGCATTTTTTTATGATATCATTATGATATATAATAAAGACTGAGGATTATTTTATGGAACCCAAATATGCCCTTCGCCATTATGGTTATCATGCAACACTGCCAAGAGTGTTTGCTTGTTATACAGAACAGACAAAAAGCAGAGCTACAACCATCAAGGGTGTAACTGCTTGCACAATATTTCTTAAAACGAAAACAGGAAGAGATAGGGCTGTTAAATTCGGGTGGAAGGATGAAACTGAATCTGTAATGGACGAAGTAAACAAACCAAAGCCTAAGCGAAGAGGCAGACCAAAGAAGATATAATGGCTACTTTTGCATATTTGACATCGATAAAAAAGATGCTTGGGATACCAAGTACTGTTACTACGCATGATGACAATATTAATTTATTAATTGATGTGGCAGATGAAATCGTATTGGGTGAAATAGGGTTAGAAGCTGGAACATCTACCACATACTCTGAAAAAATAGATGTCACTTTTTCAGGGCAAAATGAAGTAGGTCTTAAATATGCACCTGTCCTTAGTGTGGTGGCATTGACAATTGGTGGGCAATTACAGGCAACCACGGATTATGAATTAAATAACCCTGCTGGAATACTAAAGCTAAACCCCCTTTATGTCTCATTTCCTACAGGCCGAGGTATTGTGGAGATTACATATTCAGCTGGATATGCGACAGGTGGGGATATTCCAAAGGACTTGATATATGCTGGCAACCTAATATGTTGTTCATTATTCAATCAACAAAGTCATGTTGGGCTTAAAGGTGAACGAGCAGGGGGTTATTCCTATTCAATGGACAGTGGCACTGGTAGCCAGTATCCCAAAATAGCCCAGAAAATCTTAAACAAACATAAAAGAATATTTGTCCTTGGTGACAGAACAACTGCGTGAGATAATAATTATGGGTCATTATATAAAAAAATATGAAGGGAAACTTTCGTATCCTACCCCTTGGGGGAATTGCGTTGGTAAAGTAGATGGTGGGAATGTAGTGGTTGAAATGGGTTCACCGAATGTGGGGAAATATATAATGAAGAGATATGGTTTTAAACCATATACCCCCCCACCTCCTCCAGCCCCTCCAGCCCCTAAAAAGAAACCACGAAAACGAGCACCAAAGAAGACTACTACAAATAAGTAGATTTTTATAACAATTGTATTGAATATTACTCCTATTGTGTTATTGTAATAAAAGATAATAGGAGTATGCAAATGTCAATACTGGTGACAGGTGGTGCAGGGTTTATAGGCCACCAACTTATTGAAAAAATAATTAGAGAAACTGATTATGATGTAATTAGTTTAGATAGATTGGATACAAGCGGAACGCTGGATAGGCTTAATTATATTAAGGAAACGTATCCAGAACAGAGCCACAGATTAAAAATTGTTTGGCATGATTTAAAATCCCCCCTGAACGACCATGTTTGCAAACAACTGGATGGGGTAAAGTATATATTCCACTTGGCAGCAGGAAGCCATGTAGACCGTTCAATCGAACACCCTTTAGATTTTGTTATGGATAACGTGGTCGGTACATGCAATATTTTAGATTACGCAAGAAAAATAAAATCAGAATTGTTTGTTTATTTTTCCACCGATGAAGTCTTTGGTCCAGCCCCAGAGGGGGTTTCCTACAAAGAATGGGATAGGTACAACAGCGGAAACCCATATTCTGCCTCGAAAGCAGGTGCAGAAGAATTGTGCTTGGCTTATGAAAACACCTATAAATTGCCTATATTAATCACGCATTGCATGAATGTTTTTGGTGAGCGGCAGCATAATGAAAAATTCATTCCCCTATGTATAAAGAGAATATTAAATGAAGAAAAGATTTACATACATGCCAATAAAGATCGCACGGAAGCTGGTTCAAGGTTTTATATTCATTCTCTCGATGTTTGTGATGCTGTCTTTCATATATGGAGCCTTTATAAAAAGGGCATTTTAAAAAGCGGTGATAAATTCAATATTGTAGGCAGCGAAGAGATTAATAATTTAGATTTAGTATTCAGGATTTCTTCTCTTTTAGATAAAGAACCTATTTATGAATTGGTTGATTTTCATACCACAAGACCAGGTCATGATTTGCGCTATGCACTAGATGGTGAGAAAATGAAACTGTTGGGTTGGGAACCAAAGTCTTTGGAAGAGCGATTGAGAAATACAATAAACTGGTACACAAGAGAAGAAAACTCACTTTGGCTTAGATAATGCGTGACCATAAAGAACTTTTTAGTCATATATATGCGAAGAATGTTTGGGGTAATGGTTCCGGTAGCGGTTCCGGTCCTAAATACTGCCTGAAATATATGAAGCTACTTCAAAAGCTAATAAAAAAAAAGAAGATAAAAAATGTTTTGGACCTGGGTTGCGGAGATTGGCAATTTAGCCAGTACATGGATTGGGGTTCACTTGATAGCTATGTTGGATTAGATGTCGTAAGCAGTGTGGTTGAAAGAAATAAAGAAATGTTTGGAAAGAAAAATATTGCTTTTCACAAGTGCGATATATCCAATGTTGGCAAAATAGAGCCATTTTTTGGAAAGGAAGAACAGCTTGTAATTATAAAAGATGTGCTCATGCATTGGAAAAATGAGGAGATAGAGAATTGGATTCACCGTGTTATGAAATTACCGTTTAGGTATTTGCTTGTTACAAACAGTTGGAAATACTTTAGAAAGCCAGAGAATAATTTAAAGCCAAGGGTTCTTGACCCTAAATATAGTTGGGCACCCATTGATGCGCTGAAACCACCTATTGGGGATTACAGACCGAAGGTATTGCTAACATTTTATTCAAAACAGGTAGCATTGATAAAAGGCTCGTTAAAATGAAAAAAAGTAATTTGGGATTTTTGGTTGTAAAAGATTTTTATCTTAAAACGCAAGATACTCTTTGTTTTGAAGAGTCGATAATTTCAAACATAAAAAGCCATTACGGTGTTAGGGGGAGATGTTTAACCAGCGAATTCATACCTGATTCTTTAGCTGCAATCCGTGAACATACCGTTCATCTAAAAACTTTTTGTGATTCATTATCTTCAGCCACAGCCTATCTTCTCATAGGTGTCACCAATCAACCTGCATGGCTGCTTTCCGACGAAAACTTCATCCACCGCTACATTCACTCTATGGCTATAGAAATGAGTGCAATAGGGTTTAATGTGGTATTTTGTCTGCCTTCTATTGAAACAAGCAGCATGCCTATTGCACAACAAAATCGCCTTAAAACACTACGGAAGTATATAGTGGGCAGCAGCATAGGGCTTAGCTATGAAACACTTAAAATAACCCTAAATGCGCCCGATTATTGGTTAGATCATGCTGACGATACCGTTGCAAGTGTAGCCGCTACCATAGCAGAGCATATGGAGGCTATTGATAACCAGACCAATCGCCTAACATATTCGACGATTGATGAAAATAATGGTAATTCTATTTCACGAACCTTTATATTTAGAGAGTAGCATGCGATATATTATTAGAGACTCAATCGAAGGTATTACCAGCATTCCACGAATTTTTGAACGGGTATTTGTTCGTAAGCTTGATAAAGTAAAAGTTATTTCTAACGTGGGTGTCCATCGAATATGTGGGTCTGACTCGTTGCATAAATCATCTATGCTGGTTTGCCCAAAAACCAAAAACCAATTGGATGGATTTAAAACACATGATTTATATTTTTGTTTGGTTTCAGATACATTGATTAAATCAATGGCTTCGAGTTTGAAAAATGTCAGTGAAAACGTTTTTCTGTACAAAGATAATAAATACCTTTTAAGGGAGACACCTGGTTTCTGTTACCATATATTGTTTTATCCTTATTTGGCAGTAGAATGCCACTACACATCTACGCCTCTTCAGATTAAAAAAAGAACTGCAACCAAAAATAAAAAGAAAAATGCTGATATCAATTTGCCGAAATCTAATAAAAATAACTAGGCTGACATCTGAAGTGTTTGCAGCACAGGCTACAGCTTCATCTATTCCGGTAGTTAATGGCACACCGAATGTAAATTCCAATATTCAGGTCATTTTAAACCGACCCGGTTCAGGCTATACAAATACGTTAGCTGTAACGGTGCTTGGAACCATAAAAAGTGGGGAAGCTACATATACAGCGGTAACTGAGCAGCTAGATTTTGAAGCACCCCTTGCTGCGCTCCCAACAAAGGTGTTGGTGACCTCAAAGCAGTATACCAATATATCTTCTTTCACCATGACAGGTTCGGCTATAGCAACAGACTTCACAATTGGTGCTACCTATATTGGAGCAGATGGTAGCAACGTGTTTTGTCA